CGTAAAATAGTAGATGCACTTCCGCCAGATGGTGGACTACAACACAACTGTTCTATTGATTTCTTTATTGGAGACGACCGTGTTGAACAAGTAATCAAACATGTTGAAAACAGCTTCCTACGCGAAAGACCGTTTGACGTACAAATAGCAGTTGATTTACATATGTTGGATAACTCAAATGTACACAGCCTTATTGAAAAACGTCTTGCAGTAATGGAACAGAGTTTAATTGAGTATGAAGTAAGTTTGCTTTGCAACATTACACAACAAGTAGACGATGATGTGTTAGACAAGGTAGAACGTGTGCGTGAAAAATGGGGAACTGTTGTAGAATGGGGACCTAGTCTAGTACGTGCAATGGCAAATAAGCCTGACAAAATGCTAAGTATGATTCAAGGCTGGAATAGTAGTATACAAAGTGTTGTAGATAAAGATGAACAACGTTTTAAAGAAAACTTTATATGGCAACAGAGCGACAATAGTCATAAAAACTTTAACGAAGTTATTATTACTGTTAATAATGACAAGTTATACATTGTTCCTTTCTTATATGAAAACTCTCCCATATATCATGATAGTTTGGAAGTACCAATTGAGAGTAGTGTACTAACCAGTATACTAAATAAAAAACATAATTTACAACTGCAACAGTACAAAAATATACCTAATCTTGTGTGCAATAACTGCGAGTATGTTGAGAATTGTAATTCAAGATTAATACAAACACTTATGTCAGATGTAATACAGCAAAACAAGTGTCTTATAAATAAAAATGTAATGGCACTTTATAACAACATGGGGTATAATCAATGAGCGGCTGCGGAACAGAAATATTAAAAGCTCTTATGCCTGATAATGTTACTGACGATCATTTGTTAGACACTCCAGAGCAACAAGCAGCGAACAAAGTTACGCATATGATACTAGAGCGTAAGCGTCCTCTTATAGGCGAAATAGAAATAACACTTTTTGAAAATTGTCCTATTGTGTGCGACTTTTGCTTCCATGATAAAGACAGCACTGTGGGCATGACATATCCTGAAATGCTTGCTAAACTTCCTCTAGTAGAAGCACACTGTAAAAAGATGCAGGGCAAAGTTCATGCTATGCAGTTTAACATGGTAGGCGGAGAACTATTCCAAGATCGTGCAAGAGAAAAACTGTATCCTATGTATTATGATCTAATGCTTGAGATTAAAAAGATCTGTGACAAGTATGGACATGTAATACAAGTAGTTTGGGTTAGCAACTTCTTATTCAAATATCACGAAGATGTACGCAAACTGCTAGACGATTTAAATGCTGTTGACATTCCTAGTAAACTTATTGCAAGTTATGATTTAAGTGGTCGTCCTACAGGCGGCCAGTATACTAAAAACATTGAACGTTTTAAAGATTACGTTTCTACTATTAATCTAGTTGCTACTACAGACAGTATTAATGCACTATTTGCAGGTGACGAGTATTTTGATTACTTGTACAAAAACTTTGATTTATTCTTTGATGATTTTATTCCAGATCCAGGATACGACCATCTAGTACCAAGCGATAGTTTGTATTTAAAATTTATGAAATATATTGCTGACAATTACCCAATGGTTTTTCCTTATAGAGAATTGCTAACACAAGATAAAAATCAAATGCACTGTATGAGTTTAAACAAGCTCACTATATTTCCTGACAACACAACTGCAAACTGCCGTTGGCATCGTTATACACGCAAAGACTTTAATCATGCATATATTAGAAAAGATAACACCAACCTCATGCAAGCATACATGGATGAAGTAGGTTGTCTAAGTTGTCCTTATTTTGACCGATGCGGTTTTCGTTGTTATACACAATGGGATTGGAAGAATCGTGCAAGAGACTTACCGCCGGGTGTATGTCCTATACGTGAGTTCTTTAACTATGTAGGGGATACTCGTGAAACATCATCTCTTCCTCATAATAAGATCGAACGTCGGGCACCATTCCCGTCTGAGTTAAAGGATCAGGAAATTCAACCTGTTCAAGGATAGCATTGTATGTTTCTGGGTCTTGATCGTATATTTTAAAGTATGGATCATTGCCAGCAAGCAATAGAGGATCATTTAAAAGTTCATAAAAGTCTTCACCAAAGTCATAACTAATCCAAGTTGCATAACATATAGCAACAAAGTAACTTTTAGCAGGATACACCCATTCGTCAACACGTTCATTGAAGTGCTTTACGGCCCAAGTAACACTATCTTCTTCTGTGCGTATATCTACAAGATTTAAATCATCTGTAAACTCTTCAGCAGTTGAGTTAAAAAGTTGTTGTCTAGTCTTCCAGTCTAGCATACCAATCTATTAATCCTTTATATCCATTACAGCCGTTGTCTAAGTCGTGTACAAATCTGTAGTGTTCAGTTAAACACTTTCCGTAGTACTCACATTTATGACAGATAGGACTTACATTTTTTGTAGGTTCATCGTCTGCCCAAAACAAGTACTCAGTAAAGGTGTTGTATTTTTCAAAGTATTCGTTATCATCATCATCAAACTCTAGTACGCCAAATTTAGCATCGGGTGTTATGTACACATGATCGTTTGAAAATGCATTACGTACACCGTCTAACACATCTTCTAACTCGTCAACATTTACAAATTCAAACTGTTTTTGTATAGGAGATTCTATCCATTTTTTAACATGTTCTTCAAAGTCTTTGTGTGTAACAGGATGTGCATTGGCTTGGTTAGTACTGTAAGGTTTTATTTCAACGCATCTAATATTTTGCACCATATTAAACGTGTTAATCATAAAGTCTACATCTGTTGCTAATACTCGCGGACTTGCAAGTACAAGTACACTAATATCTTTTGGAAATAGCATTATGTTTTGTAACACTTTGTCATGTAGCTCACGTGCTTCAAAGTCGTAGCTTACACTAATATGCACATCGTCATCTAAAAAGAAATCTGGTCTTGCACTAAAGTTAGTATTAATGTTTATTTTACCATTAAAATATTTTTTTATTACATTCTTTATACTATAAAAGTAATCTTCGTCAAGCATGCCTATTTCGCCGCCATATAAGTCAACGTGTGTAATAGGTACAGTTATTTCGCTAAGGCGTTGATCAAGTTCTTCGGGCGATATACGATGCTTGTTTGCTAGTTGTTCTGGAGTAAGATAACAAAAGTCGCAGCGAAAGTTACAAAAGTATGTAGGATTGATGCTAACAGTAAACTCAGTCATATTCTCTCACATATGGTGTAACTTCATTTGGATCTTGCCCGTTAAGTTTTAATATAGTAGGAGCAAGTTGCTTCATTTCAAAACAATGATCTTCTACAACACCTTCACGTTTATGATCTCTAACGGTCTTGCGACAGCCATTACAGATTCTAAACATAGGACAAGTTAAACATGCCTGTTTCATTGAAATAAGTTCAGGTGCATCTTGCAACGGCGTACTAAATCCTCCTGACATTTCATATTCAAAGTCGATAGGATAATCTTTGTCGTCACCTAAACTGCCACAACTATAATAGTCGCCTCCTGGATTAAATGCTCTAATACCTTCGTCACAGTGTCTATTTTGTGGACAAGTAGTTGTGTCACTTTGCAGTCTACGTACCATTTGCTGAGTATTGTACTCCCAGTTAGTAAGGCCCGCATTGTATATGTCAACATATGCTTTGTATATTTTACTTAAACGATAAGTGTAACCTTGCTCACCACTAGCCATAGCGTAGTTCACTTTACACACTACGTCCATTTGTTTAGCAAGTTCAACTGTTTTAATAATACTCCAATCATTCATATCATCGATAACAGCAATAAATTCTGGACGGTAACCTACAAGCTCTAACATCTTGTCTGATACTTTCCAAAAGTCTTCTTCTGTAAACACACTTAGGTCGCCTTTAAGTCTACCATTACCGTATTGGAAGCTAGTAGCAATACCCATACGTGGATGACGAAATAGTTCAACCCATTTGTCTGGTTTGACATAAAATGGCCACAAGTTACTAGTAAAACTAATAGTTGCTGGCATGTCGTGTTCGTCTAAGAACTCAATAATCTTCCAATAGTAACTTGGTTCTACCATTAGAGGATCGCCACCATTTACAATAATAGTGTTAGTATCAGGGTAGCGTTTTAAAAATCTAAAAATATAATCATGGTCAAGTAGTCCTGCATTATTAGGATCAATCTTTGTGCTTGAGCAAAACGTGCATTTAAAGTTACATGCTTCTGTTGGTTTAATAATCAAATCCATTATGCTAACTCCAACATAAGTTTTTTAGGTGCAGGACATATGTCGCCTTCCCATGCAAGTTTATAACAGTCTCCACCGCAATAAAACTGTACAGGGCATTCGTAGCATTTAGGATTTCTATTCATTTCGTTTGCAATGTTACACATACGATTTGGATGATACAATACTGTTTCAACACTATCATTTATATGTGCATAGTGTGCAGTTGGTGCTGAGTTAGGACAACCTGCAATAGTGCCATCTGCATTTACAGTGAACAGTTTTTGTTCGCAATCTCTACAGAATGTACTTGCACGAGTTATACCTTCTTCAAACTTCATATACACACTTTCTAGTGTTTGATTGTATATTTTGTCACGCAAGCCTCTTGCTTGTGTTTCTTTGTGTAACAGCATATACCAATCTTGTATTTCTATATTAGTAGGAAATATCTTAGGATTGCGTACAGCATTACCATCTGAAGTTAAGCGTTCAAAGTCAACTTCTTGTATTCCTAGATCAATCAAGTATTCAATGACGTCTGCTGGATTTTCTTGTATCATGTCCTTGCTTAAACTAACAAAGCATTTTATTTCTACACCGTCTGCTGTTAGTTGACGTATATTATCTTCCCACAGCGTTTGCTGTTTAGCATTAGCCCAACGTATAAACGGATCATAACTTGTGCCTAAACGCTTGTGTAATATACCGTATATTAGATCAAGTTTTTCGTCTGTAAGTTTATATGTAAGATTAGTAGTCATGCCATAGTAAGCACGTTCTCCCCAAACATCATAAGTCAGTTTGTGGAATAACTTCATATCCTCTACCGGAGCAAGCATGGGCTCGCCTCCATGAAACTCAAATGCTATTGCACTGTTGGGTATTTTAGCATACAGTCTATTAAAGAAGTCTGCTGTGGCACGAGGATCAAAATAAATCTTACGTCCGTTAATACCGTTAGTAAAACAATGAGAACAATTTAGATTACAAGTCTCTGTTGTTTTAATATAGGACATATATTGTGTAGCATTATGTACGGTCATTCAACCCCCAAGATAGCATAATGCTTTCGTTTTTGTTTGTTGCACAATGTAATGTTCCTGCAGGAATATACAAGCTATCGCCTTTTAATAATGTGTGATCCATTTGTTTTAACGATATTGTTTTTACACCGTGTGTTACTTGTAATATTAGATCAACAGGATCACTATGCTCATCAAAACTTGGACTACCTTCTTTTGCATAAAATATATGAACAGTACCATCGTCCCAATTTAAAATACTTTCGTATTTTTCTACTTTGATAGTTACATCTTTGTCCATAAGCAAATTATCTATCTTACCTAAATAAGAAACATAATCATCAATTTTTAAATAATGTTGTAAGCCACTGCGGTCAATATAGCTGACCATTTCTTCGTTAAAAGCCTTCTCGCTCCTAATTAAAGATATAAATTCTTCATATGATAATCTAACATGAGGTACTGGCATATTAGCACCATATGTCAAATGGCATACAGATTCTTAAGTCAGTTACAGGATGCACATTATGCCAAACAAAACTAGGAAAAATAAACAAGTCACCTGTTTCGGGTTGAATAGTAACAGGCTCAAACATTTTTCTTAATTCGTGATTGTATGCTCTATTTGCGTTTCCTCTTGGATCATGTAATACTAATTCCCCACCTACAGGAGGACATTGTAAATACAAAATTCCGGTAAACTGACTACCTAAATGATTATGGATATGATGATGAAATCCTTCTCTATATACATGGACCCACCATGATATATTATACTTTGATTTTGAAGAAAAATTTTCTTCTAAAAATTTACCAGAGCTACTAACTGCAAAATCGTGTGCAGGTTTAAGTTCAGGATACTCGTCGATAGAAGGATTTTCGTCTTGGTCAATCCCACTAGGAAAATTCATAATTATATTGGTTATAATCTTTCCTAAGTTTTCCTCGTCATTCCATTTATAATGAGATAACGGTGTAGACCACAACTGTTTAGTCATTGTTTGACTCCTCTATATACTGTAGCACATCAACGGCTGTCAGTACTTTAGTCTTTATTGTAGCATTATTTAAAGTATTTCGCAACCCCTGATGTAAGGGTTTAGGCCAAACACCAAAATTAACCCAACAATAACCCGAGTGTTCTTCATTTAAAACTGGTATAAATTCTTCGTTAACAAAACAAAGATACGTATGAAAATTAAATTTTTCGTCGTTACTAACAAAAAGTTCAAGCGGAATAACTTTAACAAAGTTAGGTAAAGATCCTATTTCTTCTATAATTTCTCTCTTTAGACCTTCCCATGGCGATTCATTAGAGTCATTAGTACCACCAACTAATCCCCATTGTCCCAACTGCTTATGATGTGTCCTTTGCAGTAGTAAAAATCGCTTAGTTTTTAGTGAACAGACGATAGCACCACTGCATATGATTTTATTACTCATATAAGTAGTTATTTAAATTAGAGGATGATTTGCCAGTTTCCTGGCTCGTAAATACCTTCCCAGGCTTTAAGCCATTGCTCACCGTCCCATTTAAACTGTAAGCCACTGTTAGGGTTGATATTTCTAACATAGATAGGGTCGCCTTCATATTCGCTTGCGTTAAATATGATGTGCCATGCAGTTCCGTCCCACTCTATAATATCATTTTCTTCAGCTATAAAATCACTTCCGTTAATATTTTTCCATGCATCTGGACCGTCAACGTTATTTTCAGATCCTATATTTCCTGTAATTAAGAATCTAGTACCAGGACCAACTGTAGGTATTGATTTTTGTGGATCTACCACAGCATTTATATTTCCATCAGTACGTGTAGGTCCTGTAATTAAATTATTAGTTGGTTGTGTATCTTCGTCCCAATTTACTATTAGACGACGATCATCTAACGGATTTAGTGTTATATAACCAACAATTGGTGCTTTTGTATCTGATCGTTTTAAGAATATTTTAGAAAGTCCTGCACGATATGTACCTGGCATTGCATCTAGTATACCTTGCCAAGCACCTTTTGTTCCATTAGGTGTTGGTACATCTAGTTCTGATTGTGCTTGTAGACCCATAGGATTAACAAGTTCAGATTGTGTGCCAATTACAAGTAAATGCCAATCGTCCGGATTTAATCCTATATTTGATTTAAATCCTTGCGGAGCTTCTTGATCCCAACCTGGGAACAGTATACTATCTCCAGGAATATTAATACCTGTTTCAATAGTACCGCGTTCTTCATCACCGATACTCATAGCAATTTGAGTAACCACACCTAGTTGTTTTACTTTTGCAGGAGGACTTATATAGATAGGTGTACTAAATTGTAATGTACTAACATCAATTTCACTTTCAGTGCCTTGCGGAATACTTCTACTACTCCAAGTAACCCCTTCCAAATTTACAACACTTAAACTAGTCCAGTCAATAAAGTTATCTGTTGTCTGTATTTCTAAACTAGGATTAAACAACATTAGTATTTGTTCTACTAATTGTAATTTTTGATCAGTATTAGTTGACCATATATCTGCATTAACTGTTAGAGTATAAGGACTAGGCATTAGTCTTTCAACAGTGTATGAATTTCCTTGTGTATGAAGATATTTTTTATTAGTTTCGTCGTACTCACGCTCTCTAATATGTACTTTGCTAACATAACTTGCATCAGCAGTACGTGATCTGTCCTGTTCTAAACCAGTAACATACATACCAATACGAGGAGCACTTGGTATTTTATTTTCTGAGTTGTCTCTAATAATACTCGAAACTTGTCTAGTAATATCTCCGTACATAACAGGAACTTGTGTTATTTTTCCACTTCCGTCTTTGTAAGTAAAGTGACTTAGTAAACGAAGCATTTGGTTGAGATATCGTCTTACTTGACCGTCATAAAAATGATCCATTAGTTGTCACTCCTTGGACGTAGTGCCTCACTTAGGCTTTGACGCTGTTTGACTCTATCATTATAGAATATAACTTCCCATAAGCCTGTTTCAATAATTTCTGTTGGTAGATTTATTTGCATTAAATCTGTAAAGCTACCTTTGGTATAAGTTGTTATTAACCCAGGATACTGTGCAGTTGACAATTCAAGTTTGTAATTGTTAAGTTTAATAAGAACATATGCAGGCATTGGTGTAATTAATTGTACATCAGTTTCAATAACTGTATCGCCTTTAGCTAGTGATGCCATATCATTGGCAAGTTTATCAATATATGTAAATTCGTTATTATTAACAAACGACAAGCGTTGTGTTTGTCTTGAGCTGCTATTTGTAAGATCCATTCTAAGGTTATCTCTCATTTTGACCCAACGTTTTCCATCGTAACGGAAAAGTCTGTTAGGTAAAAAGTCTACACGTAAAAAATAATCGCCCTCAGCAGCAGAAACTGGAAATGCAATGCCACTGCCGAACGGTGCACCGTCGGGTGCTTCGGTTGATCCTAATAAGTAGCCACTATACCCGTCTTTTCTTGGTGTGTTACGTAATGCATCAACTGTGTTCAATGAGTCTGCATTTAGTGAACTGTCGTCAACAGTTTCTAGTGCAGTACTACCGTCTTCATTAACAGAAAGTGTGTAAAGATTTGTAATATCATA